CCTCTAGGGGTGTGCCCGATGGACGGTATATGCTATAGCCTACGCAAGATCTGCGCGCACCTGTTGCACACCTTCCGCGCACCTATCGCGTGCGGTCGCGCACCTTGCTTATATAGGTATGCGCGCAACGGTAGTAAGTTGCATTTTGGTACTGTCTATTTTGGTGTGAGTATGGCGTACACAACCCGCATAAATGCTTACCGCACACCTGCGCACCTTTTGTAAACTAACAAGTTGCATTAACTTAATTGATCAGGTTATAATCCCCCCAAGCCGGACGCATTGATGCCGATGGCGCAAACAGATAGAGGCAAACCCATATGTACTCAGTAATTAACACCACCAATCTTTTATTAACCGCTGTCGCGCGTTTTGAATCGCACGCGCTCGCGGCTGAGTGGGTGTCGCGCCAAGCGAACCCAGACGCATTCTTAATCATGGCGGAGGTTTAATCATGACAACGCAAAAATACACCGTTAGATCAAACCGACAGCGCCCGCGCATCTGGATAGAGGGCGCGCGTTTAGCTGGCGCTGGGTTTACTCATGGCGCGCGTTATAACGTGATGGCAACCGCCAATATTCTGGCACTGACATTGGCAGATGATGGCGCGCGCAAAGTGGCAGGCGCTGCCGCGCGTCCGATTATTGATATGTGCGGGCGCAGCGTTGCGCCTTTCACAACTGGCGACGATGTGAGCATTACGTATGAGCAAGGGATCATCACTATTGAGAGGGCGAGCAAATGAGTAATGAACATTTAGAAACGCTGCGCGAGTTTGACGCGCACATTGTGAGCATGGTGGAGGATTTCGCGGACTCCGAGCAAGATCGCTCCGATTATTGCTGTGAATGCGCGGATGGCTCGCAGTGGGCTATTTACTATGGCCGCGCATGGGATTTGGTGGAGGCGGTGCGAGCGCGCCGCACATCCGACCTGGCGAGCGCTGAGTTTGATTATGACGATGTGTTTACTGATTCATGCGATACCGACACCCGCATGACGCGCTTGGCGTACCTAATCACGCATGCTGCGCTGTGGCAGGCTTTAGAGGATAAGGCCGCAAACGCCGCCTAGCAGCAATCCAGACCAACCAACCCGCACCGGATGACGCCGCGCGGGTTTTTCAGTGCCGATACCGGCGAAACTATCAACTATTGAGGCAAACCCAATGAGACAAATAGAAAGAGAGATGCTGCGCGCGATTGGCGCGAATAAAGCATGGGCAAAAGATAACACGCGAGTTGAACCGCTAACGCGCTACGGTATAACGCGCGTTTGGCTGCATGAAAATCACATCGCAGATTGTTTTACTAATTGCGATGGCGAAATCCGCGCTTTTACAAACCGCGACACGCTCGCGCAATGGCCCACACCCACCACAAAAAGCCGACTGCGCGCGCTGGGTGTTGATCTGACACAAAAGGCGGGCGTGATCTCAATAGATGGGGAGGTGGTTTGCCATGTCTAGCATTACCCAAAGCGCGCGCAAACGTATTGCGCAGATACAAACCATTGAACAAATAACAAACTATGAAGACAGGATGACGCGCCTGTATGAGTGTGGCGCGCTATCTGCGCAACAATTTTTTCGCATTATTGGCTGGATAGCAGATCGGGAAGTTGAAATAGACTTAGCCAATGACTAACCCCCAAACTCTCTACCAGTGGCTACCTCCGCCGCTGCGCAATAGCGCTCGATTGTGGGCGCATTTTCATCAGCCGGTGCTATACGCGCCACGGCGGTTGCATCCTAATCCGTTGACTACATTTGCACGCGAAAAAACAGGCGTAACCAAATGGTGCGTGATCCCTGGATGTGTTGTGGCTGTTGGTGACAGTGTTTACATAGCACCGCTCACGCCTGCTATGGCGTGGGAATACTGTATTCCGTTTGAAGCATTAGCGAGGAAGCCGAAACAATGCCGGATAGATACATTGCCCATTGTAGACATTGCGACACCCCATTTATGAGCGAGTCAAAGCGCCCGCCTAAATGGTGTAGCTACACTTGCAGAGACAAAGGGCAGGAAGCTATTAAGCGTCGAGAATATATCCGTCGCGGGTTAATGCGTCCTCGCCTTCCTTGGCAATGAGGAAGTGTATGTTTTGTCCTTTGCCATTTAGTTTGGCGTTCGCGGTTGTTAAATGTCCGCCATCTAGACAATCTCTTATGGCGGTACGCAATAGCTCGCGGGTTAAACCAATATCCTTGGCAAATTGCGCATTGGCTTCTAAGTCACGCTTTTTGGCGTAGCCAATTTCATGCATTCTTTCAAGCAATATATTTTTAGCTTCGATCTCCGCGCGCATGCGGTCAGATTTCTTTTCGGCTGGGGTTTTCTCAGACAATGGCTTTAGATAGCCGCTCCGATTGGCAAAGAATGCGGGCGGGCGCATTGGGCCATAAGATGACTTCAAATGGCGTATGACGATCACGCTATCGTCGGGCGTATGCCCAGACAAATCGCGGCGCTCTTGTGATGATGCCTTTTGTATCCCCAGCACAGATCGACAGCTATCAGCTAATGCACCGCCACCGCGCCCGTGATACTGGGTCATTTCCATTTCGCCGCGCTCTACACCTTCCGCGCTGGCCTTGCTGGTGTGGTGGATTAAGACAACCGCGCAGCCTGTCTGCTGTGCGATGTGGTCGGTACAGGCAATTGCTGCGCTGATCTGGCTGTTATCTTCTTCCTCCAGGAAGCGAGACAAAGTTTCCACGAATACAATCTGCGCGCCATCTGCTTTGACTGCCTCAATCACTTCCGCTGCAAAGGTGAGGTTGGGCAGGACAAGTCCGGTTTTCTTTTCGATTAGCTTTTTACCAGTGCCGCGCAGATTCCAGATGTTGATGCGGTTCTGCGCTTTGTTGGCACTGGTGGGTGGCTCTGGGCAATTCAAAAGCGCATAGGCTTTGCGTCGATAATCTTCCGGCTCATCCTCTGCGGTCATAATCAGCGCGCGGGTGTCGCTTTCTTCAATCTGAGACATGATCCACCACATCATCCAAGTAGATTTGCCACTACCGCCAGCGGCGCTGAGTTGTGATGTGCAGGCGTGGGGAAAGTAGCCATCCATGATGGCGCGTCTATCGGGTGCTGTTTGTAGATCGCTCAATGTGAATCGAATCCTTTTTGGTTGCTCGTAAGTATCCTCTGGCACGCGAGCGACAAAATCATTGTTCATTAAGTGCGTTTTGAAGATAGACGCAACGGTGGTTTTGACTTCTGACTCTGGCAGCGGTGGATTGTTGAGCGCATTTTCTGCCAAGGCTCTGCCGATGATTTCTTCTACGGGTTGATTTTCTCTAACCCATAAACCGATCAGGCGCGCGAGGTTGCTGTTGCGCCCACCCTCCTCTACTCCGCCTTCTGTCATGGGCAGTGATTCTTTGCTGCCACTACCTTTAACTGCGGCGAGGTCAACTTTGGTCAGTGATGGCGCATGATCCCAAAGCTCTGCCAGCGACATGCCATCCGGCGCGCTGTACTCATAGACCATGCCGCTGCCGTGGATAGATCCAGGTGCAACGATGTATCCGCCTGCGCCGCGAAAGTCGATCTTGCGTTCTGTGTCAACGCTGTTGCCTGCCTCTATCACACCAGTTTCTGAGTGCTGTGTGCTGTAAAGGTAGTGGCGTCCGTTGGCGGTGTTCACATAAAAGGGTGAGCGTTGGATATTGCCTTGCTCAACCCATTGAATTGAATCGGGGCTGTCGCAATCAACCGCCATTACTTTAAGGCCGGTGGCGATGGCCCAATTGCAACGGGGATATTGTTTTTGCCATGCCTCTATCTGTTCCCATGATGCGGGATCGCGGCGGTACTGCCCCCATTGCACGCCAGAGCATGGTCGCTTGTACCATGCGATGCGTCGATCCATTTCGCCTTTATCTGGCTCAAAATTTTTGGGGATGGGTTGGCCGGAGCCGTTGAGCGGGAAGATGCTAAAGCCTGCTTCCCACAATTCAGCGATGCGAGGTATCGCTGATGTGGTGTCTTTTTCTTCTGCCATTTTGGGTTTGCCGTTTGGGTTAATCGGGGGGCCAGAATAAATCGGGCTTGACTTTTGCGCAAGTGGCTTTAGTATTGGCCTTGTCGGACGCACTATTGCTGATGACATTTACGGAGAAAACGAAATGGCAAACCCAATGGAAGTTATAGAGCGCAAGCTCGCCCAACAACAAACCGAATTAGATCGTGCCGTCTGCGAGATGCAATCGCTGATGGCTGCTTTTGATTGCGATCCGGTTTTGGATGTCGAAGTTTCCTCTTTCACCGACTCAGTGAATGCCAAGCGAGAGGCGGCAGGCTTTTTGCCCGCTGATCGCGTGACCTTTGTACTAACTGAGTCAATTCAACATGCTTTATCACTAACAGGAGACTACGGTGATGAATAATCTTAAATTGGTTGATGTACCCGTCGAGGATCGAATCGACGCACTGTCTGATCGCATTGTTCAATTAAAAGGCGAGAAGCAAGACATTCAGAATCAGATTGATGAATGCCAAGCGGCGCTGATTGAGATCGTCGGCATCAAAGATGAAGGATCGCAATCCTTCCACACTGACCGCTACTTGGTTGGCACTACTCAAGGCATTACGCGCACGCTTGATCGCACTGAAGTGCTGAAGCTGGCGGATAGGTTGCCGGAAGATACATATAAGAATGTATTCACCTGGAAGCCTGCGCTTGATCTTGCCAACTACCGCGCGCTGAAAGACATGGCCCCCAACTTGGCGAGCATGGTTGATGACGCCATCACCAGCAAGCCAAGCAAGCCTGCTGTGAAGGTGGAGGCCAAGTCATGAGCAACCCACTTGCTGATCTTGTGCAACCGGCTGCGAGGCCAGTGCGCATGACCATTCTCGGTGAGGCCGGTACGGGCAAGACTACTTTAGCCTGTACTGCCTTCCCCAATCCGGTTGTGCTGCGCTTTGAGGATGGCATGCAGTCGCTGGGCGAGAATGCTCCGATGGCTACGCCTGTCTATCGCACGATGGATGAAGCCAGCGCGTTTGTGAAAGCGTTGGCGGAACAGGCGGGTGAGCATGAATATAAAACGCTCATCGTTGATTCAATCACGCACATGTGCAACAGCGTGATTGAGCCGGAAGTGCTGAAGTCAGACCCGCGTGGCGCTAAGAATCTAGCGCAGGCGCATGGTGGCTATGGCGCTGGATATGCGCAGGCGTGTGAGTTGACCCGTCAGTTTGTCACGCTCTGCACTGCGGCGTGTGACCATGCTGGGATGCATCTTGTATTCATTGGTCACGCTGCCAGCGAGACAGTGGAATGGCCTGACAGTGATCCATATCAGCGACTGACCTTGCGTTGCAACAAGCGTTACACGCAATTCTTTGTTGACGATGTGGACGTAGTGGCACTGCTGAAGCTGAAGTCAAACACCTATGGCTCTGGTGAGCGCAAGAAGCTCAAGACTGATGGCACGCGCATTCTGCACATGTCGCCATCGCCTGCCAGCGTTACCAAAAACCGTTACGGCATCACTGAGGACATTGAGATTGTCCAAGGTGAAAGCCCCTTTACCTTTATCCCTAGTCTCAACAATCAGGAGCAATTCTCATGAATTTTCTTAATAACTTTGACATCAACCATGTTGCCGATGAGGGCGACACTAAGCGTGACTTTGGCGCGGTTCCTGCGGGCCATTATCGGGTTGTCTGCGAGCGTGCAGAGGAAGCCGTCACCAAGTCCACCTCAACCGAAGCGTGCAAGTTTGCTTGGCGCATCAGTGAGGGTGAGTTTTCTGGTCAGTGGTTGTGGGATCAGATGAACGTCGATCATCCTAAAGACGGCTATGCAGCACGCGAGCAAAATCGCTTCCGCGAGATGTGCAAAGCAACCAACACCATCACGCCTAAAACGATGGATGACTTCCCTGGATGTGAGTGCGTTGTTGATGTGAAGGTGCGTCCCGCGCAGGGTCAGTATGGCGAGAGTAACGAGATCAAGCGTTACTTGCCGCCAGTGCCAAAAGACTCTGCCACGCCTGTAGAGGCAGCGCCCAAGCGTGCTGGCAACTCAGGTTGGGAAGCTCCGGCCTAATGGATCCTATGGCGGAGATAATTTTGGGCCTTATGGTCTGCGTGGCATTGTTTATCTATGTCGAATGGAGAGGTGAGGACTGACCCTTAGCAGTCTGAGCGCGGGTCAGGCCCACCCGTCACCACAACGGGCCATCTAATTCTGGAGGTTGTTATGAGTAACGATCTAACTAAGTCAATCGAACGCACTTGCAAGGGCTGCGACAAGCCCTTAAAGCCTACTGACCATGACGGCGTGTGCAGCACTACGTGCGCGCATCTGGTGGGCGAGAAAAGCATGAGCGATGAACACTTCAACACTATGTTCTCTTTTATGAGATCGGGAGGTTTTGATGAGGGTTTTTGAGGTAGTGAATGGAGATGAATCCTACTTCTTTGGCTGGGAAGAAGATGCCAAGAAGTTTGCAAAGGAAAAGTATGACGCTGAGATAGATGGCGTGCCGTTTATTGATAAGCACTTTGTCGAGAGGCCGGATGAGTTTGCTGCGCTGCTAAATAAAGTAGCACACGCCCCGAAGGGCGCGGCTACTGGCGCGAGTCGGCAAACCCATATAAGCGCCAGTGAGGATTCTACCACTCATGGGCATTGATGTGACAGCACTTGCAATGGGTAATTCCACACTTGCCGCGCTAGATACTGAAATGGAAATGCGGCAGGACACCAAGCCCCGCCCCTACCTTGGGGGCAGCGCAATAGGCGATGACTGTGATCGTAAGCTCTGGTATGGGTTTCGCTGGTACAAAGTTGTCACCTTTGATGCAGCCACCCTGCGCAAGTTTGATGACGGTCATCGCACCGAGGATCTGATGGCGGAGCGTCTGCGCTTGGTTCCAGGCATTAACTTGGAGACGCACGATCCAATAACTGGTAAGCAATTTGGTTTTTCTGAGATTGATGGACACTTCCGAGGACACGCTGACGGGCTGATTCTGGGCATTAAAGAGTCACCTAATACCAAGCATATCTGGGAGCATAAAAGCGTCTCTGACAGCGTTTACAAGAAGCTACAGAAGGCTGTGAAAGATCACGGCGAGAAAGGCGCGATTGAGAAGTGGAACGGCACGTATTACGGGCAGATTCAGGTCTATATGAAGCTGTTTGATTGCACTCGCGCGTATCACACGGTCACCACATCTGGCGGGCGCGAACATATGAGCGTGCGCACCGACTACAACCCCAAGTTTGCAGATCATTTGATGGAGCGCGCAGCCAACATCATTGGCAGTGACGCGCCACCGCCACGCATTAGCAATGACCGCACTTTCTTCAAGTGTAAGTGGTGCAACTACACCGATATATGCCACGGCGAGGAAGCGCCGGAGGTAACGTGTAGAAGCTGCGTTCACAGCTACGCCAGCGAGCGCGGCACATGGGCCTGCGCTGAGTTTTCGCGCGTGCTTGATAGGGCAGATCAGGAGGCTGCGTGTAATGTCTATACGCCCATACCCAAAAATGAAAGTTGAGCGCATTAACTCATCTGAGTCTCATCCACTTATTCTTAACGTGCATTATGCAAGGCGCTTGCCAAGCATTAGCTACGCTTTTGGCCTGTTTAGAGAGGGGAAGATGACAGGAATTGTTACCTACGGAATGCCTGCCTCGCCATTTGTTTGCTCTGGGATTTGCGGAGAAGCCCACAAAAGAAAAGTATTAGAGCTTAATCGCTTGGTGCTAAGACACAACAGAAAAAATGAAGCATCGTTTTTGATTTCCAACAGCATCAAGCAACTACCAAAGCCATCAATCATAGTGAGCTATGCCGACACCGACAGAAATCATAACGGCTGCGTTTATCAGGCAAGCAATTTTTATTTTGCGGGAACATCTATAGAGCGCACCGACATTGATCCAGGTGAGGGAAAGCATCCAAGGCATCATTTGGGTGACGTTGATTCTAGGGTGCGGCGTAGCCCAAAGCATAGATATTTTTTTATTCACGCATCAAAAAAAGATAAAAAAAATCTGATGAAAGATTTGCTATGGGAAATAAACAAAAACTATCCAGAGAGAGTGGGTGCGCCAATTTTGAATGAACCTAATGATTTTGTTGAGCAGGAGCGTTTATTTTGAAGCCATACCCAAACCAGAATAAAGCTGTCGATCTGATACTGGATTACCTGTACGGCTTTAACGGTAACCCTGTATTGGAAGCGCCAACAGGCGCAGGCAAGTCTGTGATACAGGCAGAGCTTGTGCGGCGCACGCTGGAAAACTGGCCCGACAAAAACATTCTTTGCCTTACGCATGTGCAGGAGCTTATCCAGCAAAACTTTGAGGCCATGCTTGCAGTTGGCGTGCAGATGGAGCCGCAGATTTATTCGGCTGGCTTAAAGCAAAAGAATGTAGGCCAGATAACTATGGCGTCGATTCAGTCTATCTATCGCAACTTAGACAAGTTGCCTTATCCCGATCTGATAATTGTTGATGAGGCGCACATGATTCCGCCAAAGGGCGAAGGCATGTATCAGACGTTGCTGCAAGAATTTCCAAACGCGCGGCTGGTAGGTCTGACCGCCACACCATATCGACTGAAGGGCGGGTTGCTGACCAATGGCGAGATGTTCGATCACATCATTGAGGCCAAGCTCACCAACATGACAATGGCTGAGTTGATACATGAAGGCAAGCTGTCGCCGCTGACCAGCGAGGTAACGCATGCAAACCTGGATCTATCTGATCTGGTTAAGCACTCAAGCAGCGACTACACCGAAAAGTCTTTGTCTGAGATGGTGGAGAAAAATTTAGAGCAGACACTAGCGGCGGTGAATGACATGGTTGTGCACCTTGGTGCACGCAATAAGGTGCTGATCTTTGCTACCAATGTTAGCCATGCAAACTTTATTGCGTCACAGCTAGGTGATGGTGCGCGTGTGGTGAATGGCAAGACCGCAAGCAAGGAGCGGTCAAAAATTTTGGCGCAATTTAAAGCAAGTCAATTCAAATACCTTATCAACGTGGGTTGCTTTACTACCGGATTTGACCAAAAAGACATCGACGGGCTGGTTTTTATGCGTCCTACGGCGTCTGCTGGGCTGTATGTGCAGATGTGTGGGCGCGGAATGCGCGTACATGCGTCTAAAACTGACTGTTTAGTGCTGGATTACGTGGGAAATATAGAAACCCACGGGCCGGTGACGCACGTTGAGCCGCCCCCTCCGCCCCGCGAGAGCAACCGCGAGAACGCGCCAAGCGTTAAAGAGTGTCCGGAGTGTATGTCCCTGCTGTATCTGGCGGCGACTGTCTGCGATGAGTGTGGTTACGAGTTTCCTAAGCAGTACAAGGTTCAGACCAGAGCAGCCAGCGCCAACATCATGGCTAAGGTAGATATCCGCGAGCATCAGATAAGCGGCTACAAGGCGGTTATTCATACCAAGCGCAACGCGCCGGACATGATCAAGATCACTTGGAAGTCCGGCATGTTGCCGATCTGCGATCAGTACCTCTGCATCAACCATCAAGGCTATGCCCGTCAGAAGGCCGTGGAGTGGTTTGCGCGCTGGACGGGACGCCTACCCACGGGCGACATGAACGTGGATCTACAGACGATTCAGACAATGCCGGAGCCACCAGTGCTTATAAAGGTGGATCACGGCGGCAAGTACCCAGAGATAAGGAATTGGATATGAGCGATATACCGCGCGAACACTGCGATATGTGTGGCGATGAAATGAGGCCCGTCTTTAACGGCGGCGAGGGAATGCGACTGAAGGGCTGGGTCTGCATTGAATGTATGAATTGGGTGGAGGCAATTTACCGTGAGCGACGATATGAATGGTCGGAAGAGTGGGATAAGCCCGCATCACAGACAAATTCTGTCGGCCATTGAAGCCGCACAGAACATGGCTGACACCACAAACAGGCCGCACATTGTTACCTATGATCTCCAGGTTAAGTCAGCAATTTATGCCAAGCACAGTCATTGGGTAGAAATGGTGCAGCCATGCCGCAAGCACAAAATTTAACTCCCTGCCCCGCAGACCCGCCCATCACTCCTAGCGGTGAAGGGGCAGCGGAGTTTCTTACCGTTCTTGATACGTTCTCTGGCATCGGCGGCTTTTCGCTGGGGCTAGAGCGTACAGGGCGATTTAAGACAGTGGCGTTCTGCGAGATGGATGCTTACTGCCAAGAGGTGCTAAAGCAACATTGGAATGGGATACCTATTTATGACTACATCGAAGACGTTACAGCAGGAAGACTTCTTCAAGATGGAATTGGAAGAGTCGATGTCATCACCGGAGGCTTCCCGTGTCAGGATGTCAGTACGGCAGGGAGTATGTGGTTCACACCAGAAGGAACAAACGCTCCCCGATCCGGACTCTGGGCAGAGCTTGCCCGTCTTATTGGCGAAATTAGACCCCGATACGCAATCATGGAAAACGTCCCAAATCTCCTTGCTGGAGATGGAGGGCGATGGTTCGGAAGGATACTCAGTGATCTGGCCGAAATCGGGTTCGATGCGGAGTGGCATTGCATACCAGCTTCCGGCATTGGCGCTCCCCATCGCCGCGAGCGAGTCTGGATTATTGCCTACCCCAGCAGCGAGGGATTGGAAGGGGGCGGTGAAGCCAGAGACGATAGCAGCCAAGGGGAGAAACGCAGCTACCAACTCTTTACCGGATGCAGTGGAGTACCGTGGACAGCGTGGGAGGCTGAACCCAGCGTGGACAGAGTGGTTAATGGGCTACCCCGTAGGGTGGACAGAATTAAAGCAGTCGGTAACGCGATTGTCCCGCAAATCGCGGAAGAGTTAGGGAGGGCTATTTGTGCGGTGGATAAGTAAAACTAAGTACATTGAAGAAAGCGGCCTTTCTAATGGCGGAGCGGACGGGACTCGAATCCGTCCGGCCCCGCCTATGCGCACCCATGAGCGCCAATCTATGCGGTTTTGCGGCTATGCGCGCCGCTGAGAATCAGTGGTACTGACTAAAATATTGACTAATTCCAATACCGTCTGAACAAGACATCAAAGAAAGATTCCCTGATGGTCTTCTCTTCTTCGTCTTCCTCACGCGGATCTGTTACCTGACTACCATCAGGGATGTAATTCTCTTCCTCTCCAAAATACTGCTGGCCCACTCTGCGCCCCCTACCTATGGGGCTGGCGGTTTCGTTAAAGACAGCATCAAAGTAGTCGCGAGTGTTGTATGCAGCGCGGCCATATCTTGTCTTACCTGTAACCGCAGCGGGTATATATTCCGCTCCCAGCCTAACAATACCGCCATTCAAAGGACTTGATTCCGATCTGACTTCTGTAAGCATAGCCTCTTCAGCAGTGCGTCTTCCTGTTTCTGCATCAGAGTACCGCCTGTTAGCTCCAGCTATTTCATCATTGATGTCATTTATTTCATCACGCAAAGTATCAGCTACTGCACGCCTGCCCGCTGCGACAGGCACATCATCGACACTTGGCTCTGTCTGGAACGGAATGTTTTTCTCCCACTCTTGACGCATTTCTCTTGCAGAAGAGATCGTAAGGACATCGCTATCTAAGTCTTCCAACATGTCAATGGCTTGATCAATCTGCTTGAGCGTTGAGTTAGCCGCATCATCTGGGCCAAGGCCGCTGAGCAATTCATCACGACGAATTCTCAAAGACTCAATAAGGTTATAGACAGGTATATCTCTTCCTGCTTTCTCTGCCGCCTCTATTGCCGCATTAAGCTCGTTGGCCGCGACTTCTTTATCAAACTTAATCTTTCTTACCCCAGCATCCGTCGGCAAATAACCTCTGTCAGCGAGATTGGCAGTAAATTCATTTGACTTATCAATGTCGCCTTTAACATCTGCGGGCTGTCGGGGATAGACAATCTGACCGAATCTTTCACCTGGAGTGCTCCAAGGGTTGAGAGCCGTATGGAGTGGTCTTCCGACTGCATTCAAAGTCAGCGCATACGGATCGAGAGCTTCCATTAGCGTGCCAGCCTGCTCCAGCGTCTCCCCTGCCTGTCGGCCTGTTCTTGCAAGCACGCCAGTGCCAGTACCAGCCGCCCTAGTTAAGCCTCTGCCCGCAGCAATTGGCCCCATGCCAACAGTGCCAACATCTGCGGCAACGCCAAACGGGTCGTTATATGCGGTATCTTTAATTGCGTCTACGCTTCCATATCGCGCGCCAAGGTAGTCGCCTGCCGCATCTAGTGCGCCATCCCACATGTATGGCGCTTCCCCCTCTGGCACTTCATTCCCTACAAGCCTATTCTCGTTAAAAAGGCCATCTACATTTGATTGGAACCAGCGCGCTCCGTCATTTTTAAAGTCGCTGTACATGCCCATCATGTTAGGAATCATCTGCACCATATCTTTAGCAAAGCCAACGCCTGACTTGCCAAAGTTGTCCATGAATGTGCCTTCCTCAAAGATGGTTTCAACGTCAGAGCTAGGCTTACGCGCTTGCGTGGCTTCGTAGTCAGCAACCATTTGCTGTGCTTGAGCGACATTCTCCGGCTTTACTGTTCCGTCAGCCAGCTTTTGCTTTAACCGCTCATATTGCGATTTATTCATCAGGAATTTCCTCATCCTCTAAAAGCTCTGCCGCTGTCTTGAAGTTATAAATGTTTCCGTAAGTTTTCTTAAAGCTATCTGACTCTCTCTGCGGGCTTCTGATATTTGGATTTTCGTTAAGGCGGTCTATTCTTCTCCTAAATTTATCTCTTGATAGAACAAGACTTCTTTCTCTTTCTGCAAGGAAAGATTCAAGAATGCCCATAGCAAACTCTGGATCTTGGCTTATGTTTGCAAACATCAACTCCAGTTTCTTTATGTCTGTATCAGAAACAGGGACAAGAGTTGTTTGGCTCAAAGCCTTTATTAGCTCTTGCCCAGACAAGCCTTGCAGCTTACCCATCTGCCTATCACCAATGCCAAATGTTTTAGCAATTGCGCCTTGGACAAAGCCTGAATCAACCTCTTGGCCTGCAAGCATATTCATTGCTTCCCTTCCGCGAGCTATTGATGATTGAGTCTCGCTAAAGCCATCTGCAATTTCTTCAAAATCTTGCTCAAATCTTTGCAGATCGGTTACTGCCGCTTCGCCAGACTTAGAACCATATGAGCTTGCTTGCTGAAATGCCTGCTCAAATTCTCGGGCTTGCTCTGGACTTTCAATTTCTTGAACGACATTTCCAGCAAGGTCAAAAACTTTGATACCGCCCCCTTCCATGTCTTCAAACGTCAAAGCGCCCGCTGCCATTTGCGATGCTAGATCGGGGTCATCTATACCTATGCTCTTTAAATAATCAGTGGTATTTTTGACTTTGTTCATATAGTCAGTGCGGAAAATGTCAAAATTTGAGCTTGCTTTAAACTCATCCCAAGTTGTTTCTGAAGGTATGTCTTCATTTTGCTTCATTGTTATATAGGTGTTATATGCCTGACTTGTTGAGCCTCTAGTTCCATAGCTTTTGCTGTCAAGAACCTCACCAGCATTTGGATTAAGACTGTAACTGCCATCAGAGTTTCGGATAAATTTGGCAGCAGTTGTAATCATTGTATTGCCGGACATTTTTGTTTGGGGCTTAGTACCCATTTCCAGCATCATGTTGTATTCATCGGCAGTCTTTTGCTTATCAATAAGACCAAGCTGCGCGCCTCTATAAACATTTGCAAACTGAGGCGTGCCAATAGAACTCATGGCCATGCCAATTGCGCCTAATCGGTCACTATTGCTAACGCCTCTCATGCGCTCATATTTGTTTGGTTCCGGCCCAGCGGAGGAGGCAGGCACAGCCACAGCAGGCGGCTGGCTTTCAGCAGGCGCGGCAGGATTGATGCCAGTAGGCGCGGTACTGCCTGCGCCCATCATGGCGTCAATGGCCTTTATCGCATCAGCAGTGCCTTGCGTGTCAAACTTGGTGGGCAAGTATCGCTCAAGGTCTTCATCCGGCGGAGCGTTTACCATCATCCGCCCGCGCTTTGGCTTCATGCCAATCTGTTCAGCTAACTTGTCTTCAAGAAGAGAGGAATAATCGAACAATTCCCAATCTTGCCCAAATCCGTAACCGTCAAACACGCTCATGATTATGCTCCGCCCATCCAGCCCATTCCGCCGCCCATTCCGCCACCACCACCACTAGATGTTGGCGCAGTCGGCTTATTATCTTGATAAAGATCATAGAACATGCCGCCAAGGGCCATGCCGCCACCAAGCTGAGAAAGAAGGCTGGGATTATTTGTAACTGTTGAGCCGCCGCTGATTCCGTTTGCCGCTTGGAATCCTCCAAGATTCATCTGCCCTGGTTGGCCCACATTGTAGATATTTGCTTGATTCCATCTGTCGAGTGCTTGTTGATCGTAGTTGTATAAATAATCACCAGCACCCATTGATGTAGCAATGTTTCCAATCGCCGCATCGTTAGCATTGCTAAACGTCACGCCAGCGTTTCCGTACTGCGTGCCAGCAGCGCCAAGCATTGATCCGCTGTTTCCGTACATTGATGCTGCTGCACCAACTAGCGAGTTGTATTTGGAAGCAGCCGCCGCTGTAGCTGCATTCGCTCGACTAGCCGCAGCAGCAATCTGTGCATTGACGTTAGATGTCTGCGCTTGAAGCGTACCTTGCCCTGCGCCCATTGCATTTGCGTCTGCAGTACCGGAAGCCCACTGCTGCATCTGAGCGCCATAGTCAGTAATCATTTGATTAGTCATGGCGTCAAGAAGCGATGCTCCCTGACCCACTTTAGAATTAGCACCACCAATCATCTGAGAGCCAATCTTTATTCCCGGTAAATTAGAGAACAGATTGCCGGTCTTAGTTTTGTTTGAAAATGAATCAAATGCGTTTTGCGCAGAACCAATTAAGTTTCCATACGATTGATCGTAAGTGTCTTGGTCATACTCAAACTTTAGATCAGAGCTAAAGTTTCCTCCTCCGCCGCCACCGCCGTATCCGCCGCCGCCAGCGCCTCCGCCCGTTTTGCCCAACTGACCAAGCAACCACCCGCCAGAACCTAGTGCGCCCGCCTCACCGATCTGGGCGAGACTGTTTGCCGCACCCATCTGTCCAAGACCAGCGGCATTCATCATGGCTACTTGATCAGCGCCCTGCCCGTTTGCATAATTTCCTGCTGCGGCCAATGCTTCCATCTGAAATGGATTCATGCCAGCAGTCAAATTATCTAAGTTGTACTGTGGCGTAGGAGAATTTTGGTAGGCATTGCTGTACTGAGAGATCATATCTTGAACAAATGGATCCATCTCAGTTTTAGTGGTTGACTTTCCTCCACCTAAAACTTTAGTTGCTACAGCCCCTGCAACAGCACTGCCAATTGCGCCCATAGTCATTGCATAACCTCCAATTTATCCCAAGGATAAGTAATCTCTGAATGATCTTTTGCCACAATCAAATCCTCAATTTCATCTATTGAATTGGCCTCTTCAGCGCCCGTGATAGCGGCCCATAAAACTTCAGTCTCTGCATACAAAGCTATTTTTGAACCGTATGGAGCCTCACAAATATATGGCGCATCAATAACCTGATTGCCTGCTTCACTTGTAATTCTTACCCTTCCGCTGATAATTATCCAAAGCCTTCTTTTCTTCCAGAGCTTTGAGATAATTGTATGGCCTTCTGGTATTTTTAAAACGCGCGTATAAGCACCGCCAATTAAATGCTCAGTCAATCCATTGGCATTGACTTCATCCATGTCGCCACGTTCAGATCCTTCAAGATCCTTTAACGCTTTTTCTAAAGACTCAATAGAAGACCGCATTGCCAAGCGGCCCTCTTTGTCATTTTGTGCAATTAGCTCGTTCATCGAACGCCAAACATACCCTTCATGTTCATCATGGGTGCAGCCGCTGGTGGTCGCGGAGCAGTGAAATTGCTAAACCAATTATTCATGCTTCCCATGCCGTTACCAAATCCCATCTGCTGACCGCCAAGGCCAAAGTCAATGGGCTTTGGTACAGCAGGAGCCATGCCGCCACCAAATGAAGGCAAGGGTCGATTAAACAAATCGCTAATTGGCGGCATTGGCTGGCCTCTTGGAGATGGGTTGTCTCCTCCTCCGCCAGCAGGCGTATTTGGCGTGGCTGGGATAGGCGGCAATCCACAAATCGCCCTAACAATTGGATTTACAGGCTCTGCTGTGCCAACTTGGGGCATTGGGCCATCAGCTGGTGCAGGCATCGGGGTTGGCATATTAGGCCCGCCACTAGGCATAACCATTGACCCGACAACAGGAGCGGGCTGACCCATACCCATACCAGGGGGCATAGCTTGCTGAGTATTGGGGCCACCTGACGGCATTGCCATTGTTTGAGGCATTGGAGAAACTTGGCCAAATAAACCACCATTGCCGCCTGCGTTAAAGTTTCCGGTAACTGTCGGCGCTTTCATTGCTCCAAACATCACTTCATCCCTCTCATGATTAAATCAAGCATCCCTTGATCTACGCCGTTAAAAATACCACCGTTATTTACAACAGGGAGCTTGGGGGGAGGAATGTCTTTTTTCTTTGCCTCCGAGGGATCCCAATAATTGTTCATAAAGTTAATTGCAGAAGAGACTCGATTTTTGTTTTCTTGATTAAGTCCACTTCTGCCCTCTCCCCAGCCGCGAACATCTCCGCTAACCCAGCCTTTATTGCCGCCCGTTCCGGACTCTTGGAACCAACGGCCAAACCAATCTAAATCTTTTCCGCTTAAAGCATTTTGCTGCCTCATCCAATTAAGCCAATCCGAGTTGGTGACAATTGATTCATCTCCCCAAGGCACTCCGCCGCTGGGGTAATTACCCTGTACTGGCCCCGCCAATTGAGATAGCGCCCCACGATCTTTAAAGTCATCCAAAGTTTGAATGGCTGACATATCTTCAATAGGTTTAAAGCCTGATGGCGCGCCATTAAAATGCTCATACATTTGAGCAGCAGATGCATTTAAACCATTGCCATACTGACCCACACCTTCCACGGTTCTGAACGGGGTTCTGGTGTCGTTAGCAAATGGGCCGCTATATGGCTTGCCAGAAGCAGTAAACGTGCCTGCGCCACCCTGCTGTCCACCCATATTTGCCATTATCTGAGCAATTGCTGGATTGTTAAAAATATCAGGAAACATCACGCTCTCCAGATTTGAAAGTTACGGAAATAAATATTTTGATATGAGGTAGTGTAAGTAGATCCATTTATTTGAAAGGCTAACCAGATATCGTTATATCTCTCATCAACGGTAAACTCACCAGAGAAGCTCTGCCAGCCAGAGGTTTGGCGAACACTTTGGCTGTGATACTCCTCCATGTCATCAGGATAGCTTCCAGTGTAATACCCCTCTGGCCAACCCCTGATCTGAAATGAGCCGCTTGATGTTCTCCACCCGCCATCTGCTCTCTTAAAAATCTCTACTGACCATTCTAGCCGCGTACCCGCAGGAATTCGCCCTATGTATGCGACTGCGTAAGTGGCCAGAACGCGAAAGTTTTGATAGTAATAAGGACGAGATGAGCTATACAGCCGAAAGTATTCACCGTCATCGTCCTCCCTGACCTCAATCCCACGGTAACCGTAGCCGTTGTCCTCTTCTGAGTTTTCCCAAGGCTGGGGATCACTGAAACCTTCATTCCACGCATTAAGTGGATTCATGGGCAATATCTTTCCACGATAAACATCGTAGTTGTGGCCCCACAGCGCACTATAAAAATCACTTGGTTCGTTCGTAGGGGGTTCATGGCGGAAGATAGGGTTATCCCTGTCATCTAGCTCGCCAGTAGCAAAGACCTTGCGGCAGATCAGAAGATCCTCATCGTCCATAGCGATGTCTTTTGTTTTAAGCCTTACACCGCCAATTTGCTTATAGCTAATCCTTCCATTTTTTGGGCATGGCTCTAGCTCTCGGTACTCACCAATCACCTCGCTGGCGTCTTCATATCCATCCACATCTATACGTTCACGCAGCTTTGCCGCCGTCTGATACTGATAATGTAGCCACTCAAGAGTCGGCTCTGGTTCTTGACTCTCAACATCCGGCGGGCTTTCTAACTCTTGTATTCCCCCTGGGGGGATTGCGTCATCTATCATGGGGCGCATGCCGTCAAGTCTGGGAACAGGTCACACAAGTTATCGTCAGTGACAGTCACGATGCCGCCTGCTGTGTAAATGTCTACAGCGCCACCGTTCAGCACGATGTCTGCAATCTGGCCATCCTCCATCGCGCCAAGGTTTGTGATGTAGCTTGAATTAAGGCTGTCATCATCGATGGTGTCACCAGATGTGTTGTACGCATCTGAGTTAGTGTCGCCAGATGTGGTTGTGGTATTTGTTTCAGTGTTAGTGGTTGTGGTTGTCACTGATTGATCAATAACGCCATCATCTTGAACGGCATAATAATCACCGCCCACATCCATTCCACCAGAGCCAACAGCGGCCACGCCAAGGTCAGCAACACTCTGCACAATGTTGGAATCTTGAAGAGCATCATTGATCTGCACTCGGGCAGCATTATCTGAGGCGTTCTTGCTAACGTCAGCCTGTATCGCCGCCACGCCAACTCCCGCAAGCAACGTAGAGACAGGGGTTGCCAGTACACGCACATACTCCAGAGCTTCATTTCTCTGCTGCTGTAGAGTCACAATCGGCGCATCGTCATCCTCATCATCAGCGCCCTGCACACCAATTACAGCCAAAGCCACAGTCACCGCTGGGCAATGCTCTTTGTTGGCTTCACAAACACGGGCCAAAGAATCAAACAACTCTTTGTTTGATACCGCCTCTGCCTGCTTTTCTTGCATGCGAGCTTCACGCTGAATCGCAACCATTTTTATTTGGTCAGCGCCATGCTGTGCCAGCCTGTCGTTTCCTTTTTGGGTCGCGCAACCAGTTACGGTTAATAACGCAATTACAGCAGCTATCTCTTTCATGTCAGCACCCTGTAGGTTTTTGTGGCCAATCTATTTCTTTTGGGAAATCAGGCTGCAATGTCAGGTCACGCAGCTTTTGCCTGTACTCACACCATTCTGCTTTTTTCTCTGTTGACATGTTTATGTCGGGAGAAAAAATAAAATCGCTACACATAAGCGCATAATCTCTTTGCTCCCGCATCATTGCGGAGTGCATATCAAGCCGCTCCTGTATCTGCTTCTTAGTAAGATCTACAACCTCCCAAGGAATGACCTCCGCGTATGGGTCATCGCTAACATCGACGTACCTAATCTCCTGAGTCCACTCATCAAACTCAGGCTCTGGTGCGTACTGGGGGTTAGGCTCAAATGGCAGATAAAGCTCTGGCTCAACGTCAAGAGTGCCTGTCTCTGGAATGCTCAATTCCGCTGGATGATCTGGTATGCGCGTCCAGCTACCCGCAAAACGAGAGGCAATTGCCCTTAACTGCTCAGTGAGCTTATCTTTGCTGAAATCAGGGAATACAAACTGCTCTACCCAAGGCTCTCGGTCGGGATTTGCTTCGTCAAAAAACTCAACAGCAATCCATTCTGCCTCTGGACGATAATCTAAAACCTTGTATTTAACTTTCATACGTCATGTCCAATTTTAATGATGCCATTTTGTCCAGCCTTACCACCTTCGCCTGTTCTACCAGAGCTTGTTGCCCCACCACCACCGCCGCCACTGCCCTGCTTTGATGCCGCTGTAGCACTGCCATTACCGCCTACGCATTTACCGCCATTGCCGCCGCCATAGTTACCGCCAGCACCGCCTGCAACGCTGCCTACAGAAGCACCACCACCACCAGACGCCCAGCCTCCAAAATATCCATACGTTGAACTGTTGCCGCCCTTGCCTCCAGACTTTGAGGAGTCAGAGTTACCAGGAGAGCCCGGAAATCCGACACCTGTCATACCGCCGCCGCCGCCACCGCCGCCAGTATTTCCTTCGCCGCCGTCTCTGCCTGCTGATCCACTACCCCCAGCATTGCCAGATCCACTAAACCCGTTGTACTTACCCGCACTACCGCCACCGCAAGCACCTGTAGAGCCGAATGCGTTTTGGTTATAAGCACCGCCACCACCGCCGCCTGCACAAGATGTTTTGCCTACAGAAGTGCCGTTCACCGTAGTGCTGCCACCGTTTTTGCCTTGATATCCGCTACCCACAGCGATGCCGCCAGTACCACATTTACCGCAGTACTTGAATCCGGCTTGCGGGATTTTGGTGGCATAGAAAACCTCTCCCGAACCACCACCGCCACCAGATCGGGAGCCATTTGATTCTGTTTGGTGCTGCGGGCCACCCCCGCCTCCAGATGCGCCAGCGCCTACATACAGCATTGATACTGTACTATCGTATGAGCCAGTAGCCGCCTTGGTGATTGTCACGCAGCCTTCGGCTGTCGTACTTGTTATCGTCCCAATCTTGCGCCCATTACTGGTAGTAAATGACCCGCCGCTAATTGTTGACTGATTGGGCGCAGAGGCTGACTTACCGCGAAAATCACTGTAACTGATTGGCTTGCTGCCTTTGCTTATTAGAGAAGCGCCATTAGCCCAAAGCGCAAACCGAGCCGAATTACCTCTACTCCACTCAGAGTTGATCATGGAGGCAGAAACTTTCCCAGTATTAGGAATCGACACGCATTGCCTCCAACTCTGCTTTCAGCGACTTAACCTCTTCAATCAAGTAGCCCACTAGTCCGTTGTAATTGACAGACTTGTGGCCGTCTTCGTGATCGTGAATCAAATGCGGCAACAACTTTTCTACTTCTTGCGCTATCACGCCGCTACCAATGCGACCATCTTCTTTCCACGTAAACTCCACGCCGCGCAGATTATCTAAAATGCCTAACGGCGCATTAACTATGTTCTCCTTCAGCTTTTCATCAGAGTAAGCGGTTATATCTCCAGTGGCAGTAAACGAGCCAGTGTAGGAGCCGCTCATCTTGATCTGGTTGTTTGCTATGCTGATGCCGTTACCCGCGCTGTTGGGCGCGTAGTTGTGGGTATGGGCGCTAGTCACATAACCCGCACCGTTAGTTAGCTGGCTGTTGTTAGTCGGTATATCAGACGCCTTCGCGTATCCTGCGCCTGCGTGATTCCCCCAGCCGTGAGCCACATCCCAATTGCTAATCTGGGTGTCTGTGATCCGTGGATCGTTGCCACCGCCGCCAACAGAAAGATTATCAATCTGCCCCTGCAACGCCGCATCGCCAGCTATACGGTCATCAGTTTCTTGTGCTAGGTCAGCCTTAATTTGGCTGTCATCATAACCACCACCGCCTGCACCGATGATGCTGTTGCCGTCTGCGTCTCGGAAGTCAGCAGCTTGCACATAAGAGAAATCAGTCAGCCACGGCAGATTGCCATCGCGGTCTGAGACACCCCTGATCTCTGATTGACCATGCAATTCCATGTCGCCGTCACGACCAATTGAGACAGTGCCTTTGTCGCCCTTGGCGTACAGGAACGAGCCTCCAGGTGAGTCAGGATCCATGTTGGTTCCGCTGTAACCAAGGCTGCCGTTGAACGGAAAATTAGGGTCAGATGAGTGATCCCATGTGAGCCTAAAAACACCCTCTTCAACATCGTTTTGCTCTGTCTTGCTGACGTAGCCAGACAGGTCAATATCACCGCCTCCGCCAGAGCCTTCACCAGCCCAGCCCCATTTGCCATTGCCTAGGTCAACCCATCCATGCTGGGAGGGGTCATTTACAATTCGTTCACTCATTTGAGTCCTCCGCTGGCATGGTGGAAATCTGATGCTCTAGGTCTTGGATAATCCCGCCAATCGCGTCACTCAATGCGTC